CCTGACTTTAAGGTTTACGAAATCAATGGCACCGTTTCGACGGCTGGTGTTGGTATCGCAAAAGTTGGTACTGTTGGTAGCCGCTGGACGGTTTATCGTGATACTCGGACTGAAGTTCAGAATTCCTCGCTCTATAGCCCTAACTACTACTCTGGTCAAACCAGTGGTGTGGAATATGCGCTGTTGGGTTACAAGGGTTCTGAATACTATGATACTGGTCTGATATACTGTCCGTATATCCCGATCATGGTGCAAAGAACGATTGGACCAAATGATTTCGCTCCTCGTGTGGGTCTTATGACTCGTTACGGGATTGTGAACAACATTTTTGGTGCATCGCTCTATTACCACCTTATCATTGTCAAAGGTCTTGGTACTGCGTTTACGCCTGGGTCCGTTAGCACATATTTATAATTTATTGTAAATAGCTAACTGCTAAACAGTTACGTCAAATCAATCTGAAACCGGAGGTGCCGAAGACCCTCCGGTTTCCTCGTTTTTATAGGTATCGAATGTTCTTATCTCTGAAATATATTTTATAACCGTCTTAACTGGAAATGGATGTTTTGTAAGTTTGGTTCTTTTCTTGAAGACATATTCACCGTTTGTTCTGATGCGCGAGAATACGTGATCTTCTGTTTTATATTCAGATAGAAAATCTCTGAGTGTTTTACTTTCAATAACAGACTTACCATCAGGGTATGATATCTCATACGTGACAATACCGAATCCATTATCTAACATGAATTGTCTCTTTTTAATTTCCTTATCAGATTTACCTTCTTTAGATTTTCTCAAATCCATCGTAGCTTTCCTTTTCTTTAAGGATTCTTTCCATTTTTCGTAATGTTCGGGGTCTTTATATTTTTCTTTAAGACCACTGCTTATTTTAGAATACACTTCATCCAATTCATTTTCATCCATGTATTCAGTGTAATAACCACCCCTACCACCCTTTTGAATATTGTAACAATTGTTCTTACCGAATTTGTAGTGTAGCCTTCTGATTAACTTGATCTCCAGACGATTCAAGTCTTCTGGTGTATTTATTTTTAATTTAAACCACCTTGTTTCAAAATTATCCTTGCCATATTTATTGATAGCTTGCCGCAATCTGTATCCTGATCCTATGTATCTGGTTTTTGGATACCAATAATGCTTCCCACCATAGACCTTACCATTAATCTTATTAACCGTTACATACAATTTGAATTGTTTCTTGAACATAGTAATACTTAATACCGGAATCAATTAATACAATTATTCCTTCCACACAAATTTATAATTACCACAATCATATATCTTATAAAATCCATTCATCTTCATATTAACACCTTCATTCAACGATTCATTAAATATTGGTAATTTGTCTCTCAATTTATGTTTCTGAAACTGATGGCGGGAATACCTAATACCTTCTCGCTTATTAAAATAATAATAATTTACAGCATCATTTTGAATCTCTTCCATACCAACACTACGGTATATATTACCAATTGAATATCGCTTATCTGCGTAAGATACTATGGAATTTGGATTATAAGTTCTGATGAAGTGTTTGAACAACTTCTGAAATCCACCGACTATCGAAGTGTTCAATACGTTGGCGAAACGAATAAGCTCCCATTCCACGCTCTTATCAAATCTACTTTTACCAAATGTTAATATGGATACCAATTGATCATTATGGTAAAGTCCCAACGAAACGGAACAATTGGAATATCCTTGTAGATGATTATCGTTTAAGAATTGTTTGGTCGTGAAATTATCGACCATTCTCATTTCACATTTTCTAGCATGGATTTTATTGGAAACTTTTCCAAAATTATACCTAATGATGGATTTCCAAATCTCCTGTTTGTTCCGCCATTCATCCTCAAATATGTGAAACAGACGAATACCAGATTCCAGACACTTATTTGTCTTATATAAATGATAATGTTTATCCTTACCTTCTTCCTCCGAATGACAAAATAAACCATTCATTTCAATTGCAATATTGTGTTTGGGAGATAAAATATCCAATTCTTTTTTATCTAAAATTTGTTTATCGTTTCTAATAATGTCGGCATCCAATTCAGACTCCACAAATTCTCTAAGTTCTTCTTCAATCTTAGATAGATTCTCAGCACATACTGGACATCTTGTTTTAGAGTGAAGAAGATTATCCGGTCTAACCAACCATTCTCCATGCAATTCACACACAGCTTTAATATGCGTTTTATTGTTAGAATATTCTTGATCAGGAATTTGATAGGATGTTAATTCTCTAATCCTTTCAATCGTCAATCTTTTCTTTCCTGAGCATTCCGAACAACCATACTGCCTCGCCAACAAGTGTTTGGGGGTGATTTGAAATTCTCCGTGTTTGGGACATACGATAATTCCTTTGGTGGTGTTGTTCTCATATATGAATTTAGAAAAATCATACTCATGAAATTTTGAATATTTTTCTTTCAATTCTTCCATGAATTGTTCTTGAGTTCTTCGTTTGAATCCCCCTCTTGGAACACCCGCGCAATCAGGACAACCAGAACCTTGTAAATGATGTTGTTTGGAAGTTAGAAATTGACCATGATCTTTACAAATCACAATTGCTTTGTCGTTTTTTCTACCGGGATAAATAAACATCGAATAATCATATCGATCCCCATGCTTCTCCTTAAAAAGTTTGATTACTTCTTCGGTTTTGTAAATCTTTGCCATACTATTACTTAACAGACTATCAGACCAAAAACAGATTTCAACGATATTTTTTATCTTCCGTAGATTTTTCAACCCAAATTACTAAATACTATTATGAGCCTATACACGTTCCAAACCGTCCTTCTTTCCGCCCAAAAAACCGGAACCCCAAACCTTACCAACACCTCCCTATCCGCCACAGGTGTCACCTATCTCTCTGGTGCCAACGTTGTAGTGACAAGCCGCCAAGTTGGAGTCGTATCCCTTTCCACCACTGATGTAGGACTTACTTTCTCCCCCATTGATTTCTCTGTGGGAACCACAGTTAATACCGCATCTTCATTCTCCCTTGCAAATTTCCCAAGCGTCACGGTGAATGTTCTGGGATCGGTGTTCAACATTCCTGCTTCCCTTCACCTTACCACGATGGCATTGGTCAATACGGATAATTCCTATTCCGTTTTCCCATTCCTTAGTTCGGTTACTACCGTTCCCGTGTCAGCGTTCTCAGAAACTTTCGCAGTATCCACACCTGATACCCGCCGTAAGAGATTGCTAGGATACTAAAAAACAGACGGAAAGTGTCCGTTTTTGTATTTTTTAGCACCTTGACATCCTTTCTTGGAATGTTAAGATACTCTCATGAGTAATTGCTACGTGCATCCAATTGGTGGTTTGGGAAACCAACTATTCATTATTGCTGCGGGATACGCTTATGCCAAAAAACATGACAAGAAGCTGATCATCGTTCCCGATAATTGGAATGCTGGTCAAGGTAATAGCGTCTTATCGTATAAAGATAATATCTTCAAGAATTTTGAATATGGTTCTCTACCAGTTACTGGAGACATCATTTCAATTGATGAAAAAAGATTCAATTATGATGAATTACCTTTTCATCATGGAAGTGTTTCTCTTCATGGATATTTCCAATCTTTGAAATATTTTGAGGAATTTAAGGATGAATTTATATCGTTATTGGAATTTGGGGATAGTAATCCACCTCACAGTATTCCCATAATCAGAGTGGCGTTCCATGTAAGAAGGGGGGATTATTTGAAATATCCAAATATTCATTATGTTTGTAATAAAGAATATTTCGATTACTTTTTCAATATCTTTGCTCCCGAAATGATAAAAGGAACTAAAATTTATATGTTTACGGATTCTCCTGAACACGTTAAAAAAGAATTTAATATGTTTAATTACACTTTGGTAGAAACCGATTCTGATGTGAAAGAGCTTGCTATGATGAGCTACTGTGATAATATAGTGGGAAGCAATTCCACGTTCTCTTGGTGGGCATCCTTAATTGGGGGAAAGACTTGTTACTTCCCATCCAAATGGTTTGTCGATGGGCGAGAACATGGAGACATTTACAGAGAGGATATGATACTACACGATGTTTGAAATTAATAAAATATATAATGAAAATTGTCTGGATACTATGGATAGGATGCCAGAAGAATCCATTGATTTAACTGTTACCAGTCCTCCATATGATGGATTGAGAACTTATAATGGTTATTCTTTTGACTTTGAAAAAGTTGCCAAAGGGCTTTTCAAAGTCACTAAGAAAGGTGGAGTTGTTGTTTGGGTAGTTGGTGATCAGACTAAAAATGGTGATAAATCTGGAACGAGTTTTCGACAAGCTCTTTATTTCAAAGAAATTGGCTTCAAATTACATGATGTCATCATTTATGAGAAGAGTGGTGTCTCGCCAGTGAGAAATAGGTATTATCCCGCATTTGAATATATGTTTGTTTTGTCCAAAGATAAAGTTAAAACATTCAATCCTATTTGCGATAGACCGAATAAATGGAGAGAACGTTGGGGTAAGACTCGTCAACGCAGACAAGCTGATGGGACTATGGGTGAGAAATATGAGAGTAAGATCGCTCCTGAATTCGGTATCCGGCGTAACATTTGGAAATATACACAAGGAGGTGGTTATGGGTCGGATGATAAAATTGCATACAAACATCCTGCAATCTTTCCCGAAAAATTAGCGGAAGATCACATTTTAAGTTGGTCAAATGAAGGCGATTTGGTGTATGATCCGTTTATGGGAAGTGGGACTACTGCTAAAATGGCTACGAAAAATAATAGAAATTTTGTGGGCAGTGAGATCAGCGAGGAATATCTAAACATCATCAATAATCGCTTATGTTTAACGCAATAAATCATATTATTTTTGATAAGAAAGGAGAGATGACCAACGAATTGTTGGAAGAATTCTCCCCTTATATGGTGACACGTTATCTGAGTTTCTATGATGATGATCTGTTGAATTATGCCAACGAGACAGTAAATAAATATGGTCAGATTTTTGAGACGGAGGAAGAGAGATTTCGATTTTTTGAAAACGTGATACCCAAGCTGAAACGGAAAAGAATTAATTATATATCCAGAAAAAGAAAAATAGAATGAATGCTTTAAATAATTTTTTTAAGAAAATCTATTGTATAAATTTAGATAGACGACCTGATCGTTGGGAACACGCTTCCGAACAATTTCAAAAATTCGGAATAAATGTTGAGAGATTTTCAGCAATAGATCATGAACAGTTGGATAACATCCCCCCCAATATTAAAAGAGGAGCATATGCGTGTACGCTCAGTCATTGCGAAATAATTGAAAAGTGTAAAAACGATAATGTTGAAAATGTTTTGATTTTTGAAGACGATGTTATATTGGATGATGATATTTTAAATGTATTTGAAAATAATATAAATCATATTCCAAGATGGGATATGATTTATTTTGGAGGGTATCACATACACCACCCAACGCATATAGATAAAAATATCTACAAATTGCATTATAGCTATGCGTTGCATAGCTATGCATGTAATCACACCATGTATGATATTTTGTTAAAAATTGAAAAGGACAATTATATTGATGTTAGTATAGCGGGAATGCATAATACGCATGATTGTTTTTTACTTACCAAAGATGACGGTTCATCTTTGACAAAACAATATCCAAATTTTAGTGATATTGAAAATGGATATAAAGATTATACGAATATACTATGAAAGCACTTGTTATATGCCCAACTTATGGAAGACTCCCTTATCTGGGAAGATTGTTAGCATCATTTTTACATCAAGACTATGATGATAAGCATTTGGTCATCATCAATGATGATAAAAACATCACATTGGAATGTGATTATGATAATGTCACTGTTATGAATTTGACTAAAAAGATATCGGTAGGAGAAAAAAGAAACTTGGGGGCAGCATACGGACATTTTGATGTGATACATCCATGGGATGATGATGATATTTTCTTACCCAATCGTTTATCAAATCATATGAAACAATACGCCGATCCTTCTGTGGAAGCATATAGAAATTTTTCATCATACACTATATATGCAGATAAATTTGCCTCGTGTAATGGAGGGACAAACAATAAATCATATCGAAAAAAAATGTTTTTTGATGTTGGAGGATATGGCAGCATCAATAATTTTCAAGAAGATGCTGTATTACATCACAAATTAAGAAATTTTAAAAAAGATGAAAATGAGAATGAACGCGATTTTGTTTATGGATTTTCAACATCTAATTTTCATTTATCGTGTCAACCCACAGAATTACAAATACAAAACATTGCATACAAACAATTAATAGAGTTAAATTTATTAAATAAAAAATTCAATATAACACCGGATTACGATGGATATAATAAATATATCCAGTTGGATGAAATTTTTAAACAGAGAGGTGAAAGTATTGAAATCGAAGTCTTACCAAATGGTGATATTAAAATACTAAATGTGAACAATGACTGACTATTTATTAAAATATGGATTGACAATAGATAATTTTCTCTAAATATTCCCATGACAGTATCCATTGATAAGTTAGCACCACAAAAATCTCACATTGATCTAAACGATCCCAACCTCCCCACTGACTTTGGAATGGATGATTATATCCTCTCCCGTCTGATGGATGATGTGATGCTTGTGGAATATTGCGACCTTGCTCAAGGAACTCAGGAATCAGGTGATTTTGTTCAGCGTGGAAGTCTCCTGATTCCCGTGGCGAACGTGGATAAGATGTGGCGCAAGGGTAAGGTAATCCTAAAAGGACCGAATGTTCTCTTCACGGAAGTTGGAGAGATTGTGGTGTTTCCCAGCGGAATGGGAAGTGGTGTGAGCAATCTGGAAGTCAAAGGCTACGGAAAAGTGAAGAACGGACTGTTCTTGAATGAGCAACGCATGTTTGGCGTTTGTGAGATAAATGAGACTAATAAAACGGACTGAGTTACAGCGTTTGCTGAAAAGCAATATCTGTGATTTGATGATCGTCCGTAGAAGACCGGAACGCGCCCCCGGAAGACCGGAGATTCGCCAGATGCTATGCACCAATAGCATGGAGATTCTGCGATCTGAAAACGGATTACGAACGCTGAATTACCGGGGTTCTCTGGAACCCAAGAAAGTGAATGAACGATTACATAATCTGGTTGTCACGTGGGATATCTTCATGCAGGATTACCGCAACGTGTCCATGGATATGTGCTACCTTGTTCAACAAATGCCAGCAGATGATACGTTCTGGCCGTTCTTTAATGAAAAAATCTACCCCATGAGTCCCAACGAAAAGCTTAGGTATATGGACATTGAACTCAATCTTGACCCTTTTCCAAAATGATTAGAATTGAAGAACACCTAAAACAATTGATTTTCCGTGAAGTGAAATTTGTGCTGAACTCCCGAACCATCAAGGAGGGAAAAATACAAATGTTTAACACCAAACAGAATTTCGTAAAATTCAAAATCGAAGAAGGAGGGGAAGTCAAGGAATGGGAAATCTCCTATCCTTATGACATCAAGCTCACGGAGGGGGGATTTATTTTTGATTACGCTCTAAGTGCATTTTGTCCCCGAACGGAAGAGACATACTGGAAAATGCGGATGCTGAACAAATCGGAAGCCTCCAAATTCTTCGATAATTATCTCTACGTGATCACGGGTTGACTTTTATTCTTGTTGTGATATTATTCTCATAATGAGAAATGAAAATAAGTTGATTTGGGAAGAATTTTTAAAAGAGTCCCCTTGGGGTTACACCAAACTCCCAAGTGCTTTTGAACAAAAAATGTTAGAAACTGATGTAGATGAAATCAGAAAAAATGATGAATTTGTTGATAATTTTGATGGGATGGATATCTATCATTCTTTTGATGGGGAAGAAGAGATATATTACGTTTTAAACGGTGATGATGTCACAGCGTATTATCGTTTTCAAGACATGGGTAAATATCTGAAAACCAAGTTGATTTGGAATTCTAAAAAATATGCGGGAACTTTGAGGAAATTTTTAGCGGAATATTTACTACCAAGACACGGTATTATAGAAAGTGATGATGCGTTTTCAAACGATGCCTTTACATTGTGGCAAAAGATGGTAGTAATGTATCCCAATTATGAATTTTATGCTAAATTTCCCAACGGAAAATTGTCGGAACGAATGACTAATTATCACGAACCTTTGATTTATAGAGAACCTTTCCCAAAAGATGGAAATTCTGTTTTCATCATGAAATATAACAAATGATAATGAACAACCTAATATTAAACTTTCCAGAGGGATTCAATCCCCGTGACAAACAAGCCAAAGCTCTCAATGCCATTGAAAAAGCATTTGAAAACGGTAAGAAATTCGTAATCGTTCATGCCGATACTGGAGTGGGAAAAACACATTTAGCCAAAACGCTTGGTAATGTATCCAAAGATGTTCCCGCTGAATTTGAAAGAATTGTCAGAAATTATAGCATCTTTAGTGATGAGGGGGCAACGTTGGTATCTGATATTGAACCCTTTGGTTGTTATGCCCTGACAATCACCAAATCTCTTCAAGACCAATATCAGATGACCTTCGATGATACGGGAATGCTGAAAGGTAAGAGTAATTACCAATGTGATGTGGATGATACCTTATCAGTTGATGTTGCGCCCTGTATCTACGTGGCAAACCAGAAGAATGAATGTTGGAAAGCGAATCGCTGTCCTTATTACAATTCCCGTAATGAAATGCTGACTGCTAAATTCTCCACTCTGAATTACAGTATGTTTTTCTCCTTACCAAATTATCTCAAAAAGAGACAGGTGATGGTGTGTGACGAAGGATCAGAATTGGAAGAGCAATTGGTGAGTCAATTCACATGTGAAGTGGATATCCCATTCCTGATGAAGACTCAGACTTTGGTGACACCGTTCCCCAATGATGATAAGAATAAGCCCAAGGTTCTCTCATGGATAAATTCCCTGTTTGAGAAAGTTGAAACATCTTGTGCAGATTACAAGGAATGGTTCTCATCCAATACCGCCAAGAAAGACATCATCACGTTTAATAAAAAGAAACAGGAATACACCAAACTTACAAATCTTTACAATTCTTTGGGATTACTCTCTGAATCATTCTATGATAGTGATTATATTATTGAGCGGGTGGAATATGGTATCCGGTTCATTCCCCTGAAAGTGGATGTCCTTTCCAAACATCTATTTTCCCATGCAGAAAAGGTGGTTATTATGTCTGCAACAATCATTGATCCCGATGCATATTGTAAATCTCTGGGAATCAAAGATTATGAATATCTTCACATTGGTACTGATTTCAATCCTGATAAATCTCCAATTCATATTATGGCTAAACAAAAGCTGAATTTTCAAAATTTGAAATCCATGCTTCCTCAACTGGTGAAACAGATCAAGGGGATTTTAGAACACCATGGGGATGAAAAAGGTATCATTCACACTCATACCCAATACTTGACGGATTATATTCGGGATAATGTCAAATCAGATCGTTTGCTTTGTCGGGAATCGGGGGTGAATAACGAACAGCTTTTGGAAATGCATGAGGAGTCCGAGGAACCTACTGTTCTAGTGTCTCCCTCCATGACCTATGGTGTTGACCTGAAAGGCGATCTGGCGCGGTTCCAGATCATTCTGAAGGCACCTTGGCTCCCAACCAAGGATGTGCGTGTGGAGAAGCTGATGAAGCTTGACAAGGATTGGTATGGTAATCAGATGTTGAAGACACTGGTGCAAGCGTGTGGGCGTGGTGTTAGATCGGAAGATGATTATTGTGAAACATATGTCCTTGACGGGAGTATTTTTGATGCTATAAATAGGAACAAGAAAAAGCTGCCTAAGTTCTTTCTGGATAGATTTAATTAAAATATGATTGATATTAATAAAATTCCAATTGTGAATCCAGCACAGCTTGAAAAATTTTTAGAAGGAAGTGTAAAAGTGGAAATGGGATATCCAGAAATATATAAAAAGAATAAAAAGAATAAAAAGAATAAAGTGAGTAAATTAAAAACAATAATCGACAAATCGTTGGAGAACGTGTTCTGGGTTTCCCATCAGGGAAAATTCTTTAGCCCTTCCGATTACCCCCAAGAATTTGAGCAGAAATACGGGAACATCTCCCATGTGTCTCTGGCAATAGATGACTATCTCTTTGACAAGCAACAGCTTGATAGAATCCATGATTTCCTGAGAAAATGGAACTTCGATGTCACGCAGCAATTCAAAATCAATGAATACAATACGGGATATTATTACTGTGATGATCTGACGCTTATGGTTCGGGCTACGTTTGGTATGCCGGAAGATAAGATTGAGAAAGAGGATGACGAGGGGGAGGTTTTTGCATCAAATAGTGGGGGTATTACCATCAGCTTTTCTCCTCTGGTTAAGAATCAAAAGAGGATTGAGGAATTTTTGAAGGAATTTGTGGATGGAGAATTTCTATTTCTCCCTGCTTCGGAAAAGAACTTTTATATGATTGCCCAGACGCAGCATGGGTTGACGAAGCAGAAAACAAGCTTTAAGAACATACCGATCAAGGATGAGGAATATTCTCTATATTACGGCGACGATTTTCCACATGATAAGATTTTGAAATTCTTTGAAGAAGAATCAAATAATCTGATGGTTTTTTATGGACCTCCCGGCTGCGGTAAGACAAATTACATTAAAAATCTTATTACTCATTGCGACGAAGATGTGATCTATGTCCCCCCATCTATGGTTAATATCATTGCAGAACCAAGCTTTGTGTCATTCATGTTACAGAATCAAGGTAACACAATAATCGTGGAAGACGCAGAGCAGATTCTTTGTGGTGATAGAAGCACCGCAACGACAAATTTACTGAACTTGACGGATGGATTTTTACGCGACTCTTTACGACTCAAGGTTATAGCAACCATGAATGCTGATATTAAAGCAATTGATAATGCTCTTTTACGAAAAGGTCGTCTTCACTTATCACACCATTTTGGTAAATTATCAATTAATGATGCTAACCGTTTGGCGAAACAATGTGGAATTGAACATTCATTTAAAGAAGAAACAGCGTTGTGTGATATATTTAATGTTGAAGAATTTGATTCTCCTCTAAAAGATCAGGAACGACCAATGGGATTTGGAAATTTTTAACTCCGGGCATTCCCCGCTTTTTACCTTTTCTCATTAAAGACATTTTGGCTTTTGTCTCTTCACTATGTTTTATACCCCTCCTACCGTCTGCAATTTTTTGTTTTTGTTCTGGAGTTCTATTTTTAGCCTTTTCAGATAAAATCTTTTTTGTTTCTTCAGAATGGTGTTTACCTTTTATAGCTGGTGATAAACCTTTCCGAAGTCCTGCTAATCTCTGTCGCTCTTCTTCGGAAACTTTCTTACCGTAATTATTATGTTTTTCACCACTTCTAGCAATTGACATATTTTTTCGAGCTTCATCAGACATTTTAGTTCCTTTTTTCAATTCTGACATACGCTGTTTACATTCATCAGAATGTTTAAATCCGGCGAAAGATTGAACTCTGTTTGCAATTGCCTCTGGAGACATTTTCTTACCAATCCCACCCAAAGATATTTTTCTACGATGTTCTTCTGAAAGTTTTTTACCTTTTCTCGCCTCCGACATTTTTATCTTATTTTCTTCTGTGCATGGCGTTCCTTTCTTCCCCTTTCTAGACAAAGACATTTTTATTTTTGCTTCATTCGTATGTGTTCTACCCAATGCTTTTTCTCGTATAATTTGTTTCACTTCTTCGGTGTGTGCGAACCCTGTTCTATCAACGCCTTTATATAAAATATTGTATCCAGTTGGATATATAGCATTATATTTTATAATAAGCTGTTCTTCTAAATCAATTAAATCTTGTTTTTTAAAATTTGGTAAATAATATACTTCAACGTCAAAATTTTCCTTACCGTATTTTTTAAACGCTCTATGAATTATCTGTGATTTATCATTCCTGTGGTGTCGCATTCTTTTATAGATATCCATACTTTCTCCAATATAATACTTTCCATTCACCTCATTACGGATGATATAAACACCAGCCTTATTTTCAAATTTATCAGTTAGTCTCATTCAATTTCTCCTCCAGTATTCTTTTGATATATTCGGTCATAGTTAGACCAGATTTCTTAGCAATTTTACGAATTTGTTCCTTCATTTCGGAAGTCACATACAGTTCTATTTTTTTCTTTATCGGTTCCATACTCTATTACTTAGTCAATTTTAATGATTTTTACATGATTTTTTCATAAAAAAGTTGAGAAAAGGTTATTATATTAAGTATTATCAGACCGTGTAAAAAATGAACGATTATTCATACTTCTTTGAAAATTCCCAACTCCTCAACATGTTCGTTGCAGCGTTTGACGATGCATTCGTATATCGTTATGATGCTCGCACCCGTGTAGCAAAGGAGAAGATTGAGGTTCGCTATGTCAATGGACCGAAACAACGTGTTATCAATGATCTGAGTGACAGAGCCAAGACGCTCACCCTACCCGTGGTGACGATTGAACAGACCTCATTGGCGCGTGATCCGTCTCGTATCCATAATAAAGACCAATTTATTTACAGAAAACAGTTGGATTCCACGAATCGGATGGCTAAAATTCCCCAACCAATTCCCGTAAATCTTACTCTGGATGTGAATATCATCTGCTATTTCAAAGAGGATTTGGATCAGATCATTCAGAATTTTGTGGTGAATTGCAATCCATATATCATGGTTTCTTGGAAAATTCCTGAAAAATTCAACATGCCGTTCATTGATGAGATTCGTTCGGAAATCCAATGGTCGGGAGATATTTCTTATGAAAATCCCAAGGACTTGTCTCCCGATGTGAAATGGAGAATTTCCGCTTCCACCTCTTTCACGGTCAAGGGATGGTTGTTCAAAGATTACAATCAGACCCAAGCACCGATCTATGTGGTGAATGCTGATTTCCATGCTCTCCCTGTTAGCAATCGCTTTTGTGATTACAATCTCTTTGATGCGATCAGTGCTGAAGGAGTGGTGACAGATAGCATATCAATCAGTGCATATCCCGAATTCACCAATTATTTCATCAACGGAATTCACCAAGGGGATTCTCTGGTGGTCACGGAACTGAACGATAGGAACTTTCAATTTTATGGAAAACGATTTGGATATAATAACACTTGGTATTTGTCTGGTGCTTATAATATTCCCGAATTGGTATATACGGAGATTGATACGGCCAAGTTCCCCACGATTTCCGCCTATCTATTACCAGAGAATGTAATTACCACGGTGAATGATAATATTGTCACGGTGTCGCTAAGTTCCAATTATTTTGCTAATTTGTCGGGTAATCATGTTTTTGTGACGGCAAATGACGCAGGATGGGTAGCATCCTATTAAATAAAGGTTATTTATTGAATAATTGAAGATTCCCCCTAAATAATAAGTATGGCGGGTTCCGATAGTTCTTCTACACAATCTTCAAATAAATCCTACGTTAGTAATGACGGCAAAGGTTCCACATTTGATAGGAACATGCAGTCCTATTTGAAGAATCGTGGGAATTTCATTGAGAAGACTCCCGACGAAGCGAAGAATACAAAATATAAATATTTCCAAAAGATTGGTTTACGCAGACCGGAAGCGATTGCCCGTAATTCCGTAGCTCTCAATAACGACTGGAACAACACAGCGTTCTCTGCGATTTACCAAGACAAGTCCTTTACGGATTTGATGTATTCCCAAGCTTCGGAGGAAAAACCCGGACGTTTGCGGGACTATCGCATGATTGCCGCTTACTCTGAAGTGGCGGATGACATGGATGAGATTTGTGATGAGACAATCAATGTGGATGAGAACGGGGAGATTGTAACTCTCCAAATCCGCAAAGCCGATCTAGAATCAGAAAAGAAAGAAGAAATTGAAAAAGAATTCTCCCGTTTCGTTGCCATGATGGAACTGGAAGACAATGGTTGGAATTATTTTCG